TTGTTAGTCATTTTAGCAAAGAAAGGAACACTATAAAACAAGTGTCTACCATCAGTGGCCGCAGTAGGACACCAATCTGTTGCTTCTTTAATAATAAGTCTTGTAGCCATATTACCAAAGAAAGGATGTCTTAAAAGCAATCCTACTCTTGCTACTACAATCTTATCAAATACTTCTTTACGTAATTCGTCAGTAATTTCTATGTCTGGAGTTTCTACTTTTTCTAATGTTTGTACTGTCATGTTGTGCCTATTCCTTATTGTTCTTATATAATACTATATTTAACGGAAAATGTCAACCAAAAAGATAAGGGGGAGAACCAAAATCCTCCCCCTAAATTGGTTAGGCTGATTGTGCCGCCGAGATATACTTACCAAATTTTTCGTGGAATTCATCGAAACATTCGACTTCATCTGGATCAATCGGTAATTGATATTGAGTAAGTGCAAGTTTGATACCCATGACAACCAATTCAGTTTCAAAGTTATCCATTGCAAATCTCAAGAAGTTGTTTACCTTAGTATCAAACTTCTTATCTTTTTTATCACAGGCTTCTTTAAGTTCATAACATAAAGAGACTGTTAAGGAATACATGGCACTGATTTCTTTAGTCTCTAAATCCTTAACCTTACCAGCCAAAATGTCTGTTGGGTTAGGGAGTTTCGAAGCAACCTTACGGTGCGCCATGAACTTCACAGCCAAGCCTTCGCCAACTGCACCACTTACCAAATCGGTAGTGGTATTCTCGTCATCGTCATCCTCTAGCAATTCGGATACAAATGACCAAGAACGAGGTGTTGCAAAAGATCTACTTGGACTCTTAGGATCAAAGTCATACAAGTCTTTCTTTGCAAAAGTCAAATAACCTACAACGTCTTGGTGTACATCATTTGCAACTGCCCACTGAAACCAATCATCAAAATCCACTTTAAGTTCTAAGTGAACAAATCTGTTAGCCAACGGAGCAGGCATTCTATATACAACACCTTTGTCTGCTTCTCTGTTACCAGCGGCAACAATCAAAACGTTGTCAGGTAGTTTATAAGTACCAACCCTTCTATTAAGAATAAGTTGATAAGCCGCGGCCTGTACTGCCGGAGCGGCTGAATTCATTTCGTCTAAGAACAATACAATAGTCTTGTATTTCTTAGCCATCTTCTCATCTGGTAATTCAACCGGAGGTGCCCACTTCATTGTGTTATCATTAGAAGCATAATACGGTATGCCTTTAATATCTGTAGGTTCCCACAAACTTAACCTAATATCAATTAAGTGTGAATTATCAAACGTTTCTGTTATTTGCGAAACAATATCCGATTTACCAATACCTGGAGGTCCCCATATAAAGATCGGTCTTTGTTTTTTGAATGCCCTTAAAATGCTCTTCTTAGCATTGTTAGGACTTACTTGACGGACTGCTAGATTTTCCATTTTTGTACTCCTTTTTTTCTGTGTCATATTCAGTGCCTTATTATGTTTATATAATAGCACCTCTTTATCAAAAGGTCAACCAGAAAATGCATTTTTTTTCAAAAAAAATGTCTAGTAAAATCAACGTTTTTAGTGTTCGTCTGCTCGTTTTAGTGCTTTGGTTAATCCATATTTACGTACATCGCCACTAAAAAGACTTAATTCTAATGCTTTTTTCTCTTTAGTAACAATCATACCTCCACGGCCTAACCAATAAGGACAGTCTATAAACTTGTCCAAAAATATAATGACTTGAGTAGTCATTTCAAAATCCTGGGGAAAGGGTATATCGTAGGTTGTAAGGTCAAGTTTACCCTTTATAAACTCTATTCCATCATCAGTAAGTCTCAATCCACCTTCTTCTTTGTTCCTTGTATTCTGCCACCATTTGGGCATATACTCTGCTAAGGTCTGTTTGTTGATTGAAATGCCTGCTTCTTTAAGGAAAATTTTTGTGTATGTTTCTTTCCAGTTCACTTTACCAATCCTGCTTCGATCAGTGTCTTTCTGTTCGCCAGGTGCTCTTGTTCGATATCATCTTTTGATTGGCCTTCATATGCTACTGCAACAGATTCTCTGATCATCCAATCACCCATCATCATAGTAGTATTAGTTTTACCATCTTGGATTTCAAACTTACCTAATATCCTACCAAATTTTCCTGTTGCATCTTTCATTGTAACCAATGTCTGCATAGATCCTTTAGGTAAAAATCCTTGTACAATTTTCTTTGCATAAAGACCAAACTTCTTTTCTACTTTATCTCTAGTTCTAGATTCTGGAGTATCTATTCCGTGTACTCTGACTCTTTCTTTGTGCATCCATACACCAAAGCCTAAATCGATATCTACGTCTACAGTATCTCCGTCTATAACTTTAACTATTTTACAACGATATTTGTACATTTATTTTTCCTCTTTTACTACTGTTCCTTGAGTTAATTTATAAACTTCAAAGTCTTTAACTTCAAAAAGGCTGTTAAGTTTTTTTGCAAGATTGTGTGCATGGCCGGGATTACTAAAAGATACTTTTTTATATTTAGGACCAGGATAGTTTGTAATTACATTGCTGGTCTTTAGGTTAAACGGTTTCGCTTTATAGAACACTGCCCATATGGCTTCGCTTTGAAGAATCTGATCACTCTTATAATTCTTCTTGTTAACGTGTTCTAATATAATCGTTGGTTTTGGTCTACTCATAATATACGTAATCCTATTAATTAACTACGTATATATTTATCTATAATGTGAGGATTATTGTTATTCTTCTTTAAATCCGCCGCCGTCCATAGAAACGTCAATTGGTGTTGCTTCTATTTTTCCTACGGTATTACTTACAAACTGTTCTAATGTGCCGTGTAAACGTGCTTCTATTTCGCCTATTGTAAAGGCTAATTGTTTAGCCTGTTGTAAAGGCATTCTAATCTCTTGTTGATTAGATACATCAGCACCTTTTACTTGCTCTATAAACAGTTGTAATGGCGTTGTATTAATAGGTTTATTTGTTTGCATTAGCCTTACTTAACTCCTGTCTCATTACTATTTCAGTTCTAAAAGGGCCTTTAGATTCATAATTTTCAATAGTAACTAATTTAGGACAAAAACTTCTTACCCAACCTTTATCAAATCTAATAATATAATAACCTGCACAATATAAACTTTTGCTTTTTTTACTCTTGGTAAACAAAGGTAGTTTACGTTTTACATCATACATTTGATTAAAAGGTTTTACACTTGTTGGATATGTATGTACTTCTTTTTTGGTGTCTTTGTCTTTGTCGCTTAGACTAGTACCCCAATTGATATCATCAAATGTGTTATTAAGTTGTCTTTCATTTTCAAAGAAACTTGTACCAGTGTCGCAACAATACATAAATGTTTTATCGTTATTTTTAGTGAGTGTACCTACACGTTCACCATCTTGCTCTATAATCCAAAACTTGCCGTTGACAATTGGATTCGCTTTTAATTTTGTCATATTACATACCTCGCATTTAGTGGTTCACTGAAACTTTGTGCTTGTTCGCTTATTTTAACCATATCATGTTTTGCACAGAACTTCATAAGTTTAATGCCAACTTGACTTACTTCTTTAGGTGTTTCAGTAGCATCTTCTATTGTATCATTTATAATTTTTCTAATATTTTGTGGTTGTGCAGTCAAGTCACAAAGTGTTACATTTCTTGCATAGTCATCAAGTACTCTATGTTCTGCACCTTCATGATCAACCCAACGTTGTAACATCATATTATTCCAACTGTAACCTTTGCTATCTTTGTCTGCAAATGCTTCTTGTAATCCAACCTTGTTCTTTGTGCCTTTTACTCTTACGCCTGGATATGCAGAAAATACATTATCACTAGTATCGCCTCTCATACATTTTTCAAATAATAACCATTGTGGATTCGGAGCCGCTTTTTCTTTGCCTGTCTTTTTATCAATAACTTTCTTGCCTTTGTCATCAAAGTATCCTTCGTGTGTAATAGTTGTATTACTCACACCATTATACTGTGTAACATTACTTGCGATAAGTTGTGCAAAGTCACCATCAGTGCTGATAATAACATGATCATCATTAGGGTGTGCTTGTACCCAACCTGCAATTAAATCATCTGCTTCTAAATTTTCATTTTGCAATACTGTACAATTTGTTTTATCAGAAACAAAGTTTTTAAACTCGTCAAATGTTTCCCAGAATACTTCTTCTTCCTCTTGTTGTGCCGGAGTAAGAATTGCTCGTGCATCACTTCTATTTCTTTTGTAAGGAGCATAAACATCTTTACGCCAACTCCTACCTTCTAAACAAAATACAACATGATCAGCATCAAAGTCTTTCCATGCTTTTCTAATGCTATTGAAAGTAACGTGCAACGCCATGCCAATCTTTTCATTTAGATTGCCACGTATAATATGTCTTGCACGAAAGAATGTGTTTGCGGTGTCTACGAGTATGTACTTCATGTCTTTATTATAACTGCCTTATTACTTTGTGTCAACTTCTTTTTTTTGTTTTGCTAATTCATCTGCTCGTTTTTTGTTAATTTCGTCAAGTATTGCTTGATTCATAAAATCAACACACTTGAATTCATCTTCATCAAACGTACCTTTTAATCTCAAATCGTATGCTATACTAACTCTTTTCTTTGCTTCGTCGTGCTTATCTGTATAATGCGGACAATAACTTGGAAATAAAGAGTTGCCTCCTTTTTGGTTAGGTAACGATATCTTGCTTAACACATCATATGGAGAATGATATGTTGTTTTGCTTTGATATTCATCTAAATGTATGTTACCACTTAGATAACTGTCAGGTTGAGATCCGTGTGCATGACTTTCCATTTGTTGTCCTTGCTTCATTATGTTTGCCCAAGAAACTATTTTAAGTTCTTTAAGTTCTATCTGTTGTGTTGTAACATACTGCAAGTAACTATATTGTAAAAATTTTAAAAGTCCTGTTACTTCAGGCACCTTTTCGTATCTTGTGAATACATTATATTTGCCGAATCGTGTAGTAATATCGTCCGGACCTAATCCAGTACCACCACTATTAGCATAGTCAAACTCTTTTAGAATATTTTCTTCATCGTCTTCTATAGTCTTTCTAACCACATCAACCTTTTCTGGTTCAGACCATTGTGTCAACCAAATAGGAATATTCCAACTAGGACTAAACTCAGTTAATGGATGAAAACTTTTAATTCTAATTAAACTCATTTCACACTCCTTTTTAGATCATCTCTATTATTCACAAACACTCTAACAAGTCTTGAAACATCTACTTCTTCAGTTTTAAG